CAAAGAATGGGTTGATGGAACTTGCTTTGTATTTGAATGTAATATTTTTGAAACTGTTTCAGAATTGATGAAGGATCTTATTCAATCTAATGATGAAAATAAAAGATATATGTTTATTCTTGATTCAGTTGACGGCTTGATGACAAAAGGTGATGCTCAAAAAAGCATGACAGAAGCAACAAAAGTTGCTGGTGGAGCAGTTATTTCATCAATGCTAATGAAGAAGATTTCCCTCGCTCTTTCTAAACGTGGTCACATGGCAATCTTTATTAGTCAAGTTAGATCAGATATTAAACTTGACCCTTATGCAGCAAATAAGGATATTCGTCAAACTACTGCAACTGGTGGAAATGCATTATTACATTTTGCTAATTGGATTCTAGAATTCGAACCAAAGTTTAACAAGGATCTTATTCTTGAAAAACCAAATGACAGATATGACCCAGTAAAGAATAAGATAATTGGACATAATGTAAAAATTGCAATTAAGAAATCAACTAATGAATCCACAAATTCAAAAGTTCAATATCCAATTAAATATGGTCGCAAAGATGGTTCGTCAGTTTGGAAAGAATATGAAGTAATTGATCAAATTCTTTCTTGGGAATTTGCATCAGCTAAAGGGGCATGGGTAACATTCTCAGATGAAATTATCGCCGAACTAAAAGAACAAAATTTAGAACTAAAAAAGCAACACCAAGGTATAGATAATCTAAGATCTTATCTAGAAGAAAATAAACCAATTGTTGATTATTTTTATAATAAATTTATTCAAACCCTTGCTTCATGAGATTATTAAATGTTAACGGAACTCTCGTTAACAAAAATGTAAGGAAATATCTAGTAAATTGGGATGGCAAATGCAGAAGCAAACTGCAATTTAAATTCAAACAATTCTTTTATCCTTACTGGAAAAATCACATTGTATACGAAGAGTTTCCAGTTTATGGAAGCATGCTTAAAGTTGATTTATTAAATGCAACAAAAAAGATAGCAGTTGAGATACAGGGTGACCAGCATGAATCTTTTAATAAATTCTTTCATGATAATTCTAGATTAAAATACCTTCAAAGCATCAAAAGAGATGTTAAAAAAGAAAAATGGCTTGAAATAAATGAATTTAAATTCCTTCAACTCTATGAATCTGATTTAAAAACTTTATCACCACAATACATAGAAGAAAAGTGTGGAATTTTAATTATTTAAGTGTAAAATTAGGTGGTGACTAATAAGAAAAAATTCAATTTTCCAGATGCACTTTTAAAGCAAATTGATGAATGCAGTTTCGGTGGATATGTTCTTTTTAATTTCTCAAATAAAGGTGAGCCTCAAGTATTCACGAAGTTTGATAATCAAATAAATGCTATGGCACTTTTATATTATTTAAATACTTGGAGTCAAAGCGTAGATCAACTTAATCTAGAAGCTACAACAGATTTAATTGCCAGAAAAAATGACGAAGACGACCAAGAAGACGAAGATTAACTTGACTTTTAATTTTTAATATAGTATCATAACTGTTGATGATTTATTCTATTCAAGTAGAACGACATGTATTAAGTGGCTTAATTAAATATCAAAATTTATTTGCAGAAGTAGATATTTTCTTAAATGATACTGATTTCTTTAATGAAGTTCATTCCACTATATATTCTGTTTATAAAAGCATAGCTCATAAAGGCGAAAAAGTAGATAAAGTACTTTTAGCAGAAAAGATTAAAAATCTTGGTATATCTTTTAAAGATGATATTAATATATTTGACTACATCGAAAACTTGGCATTCTCTCAGATCACAGAAGAAGCCACAATGAATGCTTGCAAAGAATTAATGAAATTAAGAATACGTAGAGAGATAATTCAAACAGCAGATAAATTAAAATCTTTTATAACAAAAAATGGTGATGATGCAATTGATAAAATCATTGCTGAAGCAGATTCTATTTATAATAATAAAATTTCATCCTACATCTCAAAGGATGAACCAATTAATTTATTTGAAGGAGTCGAGGATATAATTGAGGAATTAGGAAATAATCCTAAAGAAGATTCTGGTTTAATTACTGGTTATCCAGAGTTTAACAGACTTTATGGTGGTTTAAAAAATGGAAACATTTACGCAATCGTAAGTCGTCCAGGTCAAGGAAAATCCACTTGGATAAATGATATATGTTTTAATGTAGCAAAGAATCCAAAAAACAAAGTAAAAACATTAATTCTAGATACAGAAATGCAGACTTTTGATATTCAATTAAGAATGGTATCTTCTATATCAGATGTACCCATGTGGTATCTTGAAACTGGAAATTGGCGTAAAAACGAAGACATGACTAAAAAAGTTAGAGCAGCTTGGGCGCATGTTAAGAATTACGAACATTATCATTATCATGTTGGCAGTAAAAATATTGATCAAATCTGCTCCATGATTCGTAGATGGTATTTGTCTAAAGTAGGAAGAGGAAATCAAGCCCTGATCGCTTATGATTACATTAAATTAACTGGAGAAAAGGTTGGCCAGAATTGGGCAGAGCATCAAGCGATTGGAGATAAGATCGATAAGCTCAAAAGAATTTCAGAAGAAATTAATTGTCCAATCGTAACGGCTATGCAACTTAATAGAACTGGAGAAAACTTTAATAGAAACGCTTCAGCAGTTGTTGATGATAGTTCAGCTATTTCATTGTCAGACAGACTACAATGGTTTGCTTCATTCGTAGCGATTTTCAGAAGAAAAACATTAGATGAATTAGCTTTGGATGGTCAACAATTTGGAACTCATAAGTTAATTCCAACTAAGACTAGATTCCAAGGTAGAGAAGCAGCGGGTCATCAAGATTTGGTTAGAAGACTAGATGCTACTGGCAAAGAAACATGGGCGCAAAATTATTTAAATTATAATGTACAAAACTTTAAGATTGAAGAGCGAGGATCTTTGCACGATATCGCTACGAGACAAAGAGAGCAATATCAATTAAATGATCAAAGCGCAAATGACGGAGAATTATTGTGAACGTAAAATTAATATCTATAACTAAACCAGATATTGAAGGATTGAAAAATGCAGAAGATCTAGTTGCGTATTGCGCTAGAGTTAGCAATCCATCAAATCAAATGAATTCTGAATACGCGCCGAAATTACTTAGCTTTTTAATTAAACATAAGCATTGGAGTCCATTTGAAATGGTTGACATGACAGTTGAAATTAAAACCAGTAGAGCAATTGCAGCACAAATCTTAAGACATAGATCATTTAGTTTTCAAGAGTTTAGTCAAAGATATAGCGTCGCAACAGATTTTGAAGATATTGAATTTAGATTACAAGGAGATAAAAATCGTCAAGTAGGAGAGAATTTATTAGACCCAACAGATTTAAGATATGCAGATTTGCATAGCTCAGTCAAACAAGCTATAGAAGCTTCTACTATAGCTTATGATAAGATGATTCAAGGAGGAATCGCAAAAGAAGTAGCGCGAATGATTCTTCCATTGACAACCGAAACGACAATGTACATGAAAGGGTCGCTCAGAAGCTGGGTTCACTATCTTGATTTAAGAACAGAACAGAATACTCAAAAAGAACATAGATTAATTGCAGATGAATGTAAGAATATTTTTATTCAAAATTTTCCTATAATAAGTGAGGCATTACAATGGAAAGTGGAATAAATATTCACGAAGTGTTAACCAATATAGGTTATTCACTCAAAGATTGTGGAAAAGAATACAGAGCAAGACCAATCTATAGAGATAGCGACAACGATTCTGTTTTAAGGATTTATAAAGATTCTGGAAACTGGGTTGATTTTAAAGAAAATATAAGTGGCGATTTCGCTACTTTAATTAAACTTAGTCTAAAATTAGAAACTCAAGACCAAGCAAAAACGTGGCTTAAAGAAAAGAATTTTGTTGGAAGCACAGTTCTTAAGGATGAAAAACCAAAGATTAAATCTGCAAAAACTTTTGATAAAGATTTACTTTTAAAATTAAAAAAAGATCATGCTTATTGGATTAATAGAGGAGTATCAGAAGAAACCCTAAATCTGTTTTTAGGTGGAGTAGCAGATAATGGCAAAATGAAAAATAGATACGTATTTCCAATTCTTAATAGTAAAAAAGATATCGTAGGATTTTCTGGAAGAGATTTAAATTCTCAAAGCAAGATCAAATGGAAGCACTTGGGAGAAAAGATTAATTGGTGTTATCCTTTATTCTTGAATATTGATGACATTCAAAAATCTAAAGAAGTATTCTTGGTGGAAAGTATTGGTGATTGTTTATCTCTATGGGAAGCTGGAGTTAAAAATACTATAGTTACTTTTGGATTAGAGGTTAGCGTATCAATTCTAAATGTTTTACTAAAAGTTGATCCTACTAAAATTTATATATCATTTAATAATGATCAAGAAAAAAATAACGCTGGGAATATTGCGTCAGAAAAAGCTTATAATAAATTATTAAGATATTTTGATTCAAGACAATTAGAGATTAAATTACCATCCAA